CTCTCCTCAGATACAATATCGAGTGCAGCACCTATTTCTGGGAACGCATCCATTAGATCTGCATCACGATACATCAACTTGATGTTGTTCAAACCGGAATAAGCAGATACAGACAGATTTACGTTAGCCTTAACCCATCTGTCCCTAATGAATTTATCCTGTTGCAATTCCAGTTTCTTCTGCAAATAATCCTCTTTGCTGGATGTCCTGTAGATAACAGTGTTGTCCGGCTTACTCATGTCGTATTTATTAACGTGAGGTATCGCTGGTTCTGTTGGCGACTTCCAGTTGCCAGATATTGCATTGTCAAGTGCCTGGAATACTGTTGGTTTCTTTTTAGCCATTATTATATTGTTTTATATTAAAATATAAGATAATTTACATAATAATAAATATCAAATCTATATTACTTATATCCTCCAAACATCCACATATAATTTCCGAATGCTGTGCTGTTATATGATTTCAAGTTCTTTGCATTATAGAAAGGCAGACCAGTACCTGGTGTCATATTTCTTCCATTACCTATCTGAGGTTTCTTCACCTTGAATGAGTTGGTCATCATATATGCGTTCAATATAGCTTTATCTTTGTTGATGGTGCTCTGTAATCTATTGAAAGAGTATTGCATAACAAAAAGTCCCATTGCAAGAGATGTGATGGTGTCGTCATGAGCACCATCCATATGATCCATTCTTGCATTGTCACCCTTGAATATCCAGGTGTCAAGTTCGTTGATAACTCTTGCAGATCTAATCTTAAATTCATTATTTCTCACAAGACCAGCAAAGTTAGCCAATACAGGGTATCTGTTACCTTGGAAGTGGAAACCAGGAAGTTTATCTGTGTAACTGTCGTATACTTTCGTAGCCCTCTGCAACATATATGTCTTCTGATTCATATCCTCATAGTACATATTCTTGTATCCCATCTGAAGCATTGTGATAATTGCAGCATCACCCTGTCCACCAGTGGCATCAACCACAACGAAAGCGTCGTTATACATCGTGGCATACTGATATGCAATAGCACCAATATCATCACCAAGTTTCTTACCTACGTATTCTGCAACCTGTTCTATGATAGGCATACCATCCTCATCCCTACCATCCATATCAATAACCTCAATGGCAGTTCTATCTGCTGCTGTGCCCCTTGAAGGGTCAACAGAACAAATATATCTGTGACCCTCAATAGGCATCTTCCAGAACCATGTTTCCTCTACCAGAGGATCTTTGAAATCGTCAAGGGGTTCTCTAACATTAAGTTTCTCTTGCATTTCAATGAACTCCGGTGCAATAACATTATCATTAGAACCCATAAATGATACGTCAAGCTCCTGTGCAATCTTCATTGAGTCATTGTTGAACTGCTTGCACATCTCGTCGTACCAAGGCGCATCTGGTTTCCATCCACTATGTTCGAGTTTTGCCCAACGCTCCTCATCATACTTCACACTTCCCTCGCCGTCTACTATAGGGTCTTGATCGAACATCCATTCACCAGTTTCCTCATTCTTCTTTTTCCATACGAGATACTTGTTGAATCGTGGATCTTGATACCAACGGAACTGTACTGCCACAAAGTTATTCTCGTGGCTTAAAGCCTGCCTGTAAGTATTGTAGTACAACTCATCCTTACCATTAGGCGTTGACACCATAACAGTCTTAGAATTAGGGTTAGAAGCCATAGTTGCAGCAGCTGTGGTAAATGCAGCTACACCCTCCTCGATAAACGCAGCCTCGTCAAGTATAAGTACTGATACAGCAGAAATACCACGAGATGCATTAGGACCTGATGCACGTGCTATAACTCTACAGCCATTAAACAACTTCAACTCACCCTTTGCGTCCTTTTCAAATATACTCTTTATATTCTTCTCAGAATTTGGATCTGGAGAGAAATATTCATCACCCCAGTACCACCTTGGAACTTGTTCTAGGAAGTCACGTACCTTGATAATGATTTCCTGTGCCTGTTCAAGCTTGTTTGCAATACAAAGTATTGTCTCTGGTGCGTCCTTTGGGGCAAAAGCACACTGTGCAGCAGCCCAAGCACTTGATAGAGTGGTGATACCACACTGTCTTGGTTTTACTGCTACAACGTTTCTATTCTCAGACAATGCCTTGAGGAATGCTCTCTGTCTTGGAAAACAATGAAACTGTGTCTTCTTTCCCTTGATAGCATTGAATGTACTGAAATACTTCTCAATAAAAGTGATCCTGGACTTGTCAGCGTAACAAGTCGCATAATCAATCGCCATTTCTTGCCTGTTGTATATCATAGTTGTAACGTTCTAAATTTTAATAAATATAACATTAAAAATAAAAAATGAGGTAATCAAGTAAAATTACCCCATTATTCCGTTTCAGTTATAACATTGCTATCTTCTTCACCGTCAATGTCATAACTGTCAAGTTCTGAAGCAGTGAAATAACTGTCAGCAATCACAGCCCTGTCCATATTTCTTGCATTTACTCTGTTCTTAAACTTCTGATAACCGTCGTTATATTTCGATTTATTAATGATCGCATTCATTAATTCATCACCTTTCTCAGTGCCCATGAACAACTCCTTCATAGCGACATTAAATTCCTCTGTAGGGAGTTGTACGAGTTCCATAAAGATGTATGGTATTATATTGGTGTCGTCAGCAAGTTCCATCCTGTCGAATATTAACTGCCACAACTTTACACCAAACCTCATATCCCAAGGTTCAGCAAGAAGGAAGTCAGCTTTACTGATAATGTATTTAGCCTTCTCTTTATCACGTGGTAAACCATACACTGAGAACAACTCAAAAAAGCCTTTTATTGCGTCGTGAAGCATAAGTGGGAATATTATTCCCTGTGCCTCTATCGTGCTTTTCTTGCCATTAAAACCGACGTGTACCTCAACGAATGAACCCTGCATTGGATGGAAATCATCGATCTTCTCCTTTGTTATAAATGTCAGATATGAGTTCAACGTCATGATCTGATCATATAATTCAACTAGTTGTGGATTCAATTTGTTTAAATCTTCTAGATACAGAGTTTTCATACTGGTATAGTACTCAGCAGCACCCATAATAAGTGAATTGATGAGTCTCCTCTTTGCCACAGCACCCTTTGACAATTCAAAGTCTGATATGTCCTTAAATTTGAACTTCCTAGTATGTGAATCCTCCGGAGTAATACCAATACTTACCTTATATTGAACCTTGTCAACAAGCCTACACTTGAAGTTAATTGCGCCTTCTGGAAACGCAAAAAGTCTATTAACAACATTCTCGCATAACTTTTCAAGAGAATCTTTCATAGGTTTTTCCATTTCCTTACACTTTCTTACCAACATACTTAGATGTGATATAAGTTCCTCAGTATTACCAAGTGGGATACCAACATCCTTCATCTGGTCGTGAAGATCCCTTAATCTCTCTTTCAGAACAGTATAGTCAAATGGGTAGTCGTCCTCACCTGGGAATGCTGGATTGTCCCCAAGTGAAGTCTCGTGTGATCTTACTGCGTCGAAGATAAACTTCGGCAGTAGAAGGTCTTTACTAATCTGACTCTCGTTTATGTATATCTTTTTCATTAAAGACTCTTTAGAAACGCTGTTAACTCTTTCTTTGTAAACGGAACTGAATTAGCCCTCATTTCATCCATAACCTTTCGTGATTTTCTAGATTCATTAGTACTAGACTGGTCTGAATCACTTATCTCAACACCTTCAACACCAAGTCTACTACCATTAATAAGACCATTTTTAACTTTACTAGGATCATTAGGGCCTACTACTAGTTTTGAGTCACCCATATTATTTGCTACTGTTTTTTTACCATCTTGATTTTGTCCATCACTTGCAGCTTCTGTTGGAACATAAACGCCACCAAGAACAGACTTGTGCGTATTATAAGTTGTAACAGCATCCTTAGCTAAAGTTTCAGCAGGGGCATCTTGTTTACCAACAAAAGCCGTTATCTTATCACTGCCACCAATTTCTTTTAATAATAAGTCCCTCTTTGAGTAAACCTTACCCTC